CAACTGAAAATATAAATAATAAAACTGGCATAGATAATATTAAAAATGAACTTGAAATAAATGATGAAAATAAACTAAAAAATGAAAAAATATTATATACAATTAGACAAAATAATAAGAAGAAATTAGCAGATTACGCCAAAACAATACAAATAATGAATAATGGAGAAATTAGTTTAGAACAACAACAAGGAGAATCTGAACAGGATTATTTAAAAAGATTAGCAGATGTCGCACTAATAGAAGAAGATCCGACAAGAGCTTTTCTATATAATACTAATCAATTTAAAAAGAATTTGAAAACATTAATTAAATCAGAATGGAAAATAGAAAATCTTGTAAAAACGTTTAGTAATGATGATCAGTTTTTATTAAATAAAACATTTGCAGGATTTAAAAAGTATTTTACTAATGTTTACGGTCCAGGAAATAAAGACTTAGAAGTAGAAGATTATATTAATATAATTAAAGCTTATCTTGACTCAGAAGCAACTATATTAATAAAAAAAGGAGGATTAAAAGAAGATACAAAAGGAGAAACAAAAGGAGAAACAAAAGGAGAATCAAAAGGAGAAATAGAAGAAGAAACAAAAGCAGACGAACCAGAATTACCAGATGAATTTTATGATGAATTATTTGATGATGATAGTTATGCACCAGCACCAGCACCAGTAACTGCACCAGCAACTGCAGTTGCAACAATTGTTGAAGATTTACCAGAAGTAGAAGCAAGAACATTACCACCACCTCCACCAGAATTAAAACTAAGTGATCTAACCTTTCAAGATATTAAATTATCTAAGAAAGATAGTATACTAAGGATTGAAAATACAGCTAATAATAAAAATTTATATTTTAAATTGACAAATCCACAAAAAGGACGGGGTCAAGCTAGTGCTGGTAAAGTTATTAATTATTCTTTTAACAATAGAGAATATATTGATACAAAAGCAAAGAATTTTTATTCTACTTTAAATAATTTAATCGGTGTTAATAATATAGATATGAGTGTTAATGATAAAAATGTTTTATTATATATGATTAATGGTGTTGATGGTAGTCCTACACAAGACCAAAAAAAAATATCTGCTACAGCATTTATTAATTTTTTTGATAGAATTAAAACAGGTGGGGGTCTTAAAAAAACTCGGGCAAAGTCCAGCAGAGTTTCGGGCAAAGCCCTGCAGGGTTTAAAAAAACCCGTAAAACCAAAAAAACAATTAGTAGTTCAAAAAGGAGCAAGCATTAAAGAAGTTCCTTATCGTTGTGAATTTGGTAAATCTGTTATACTATTAAATAAATTGTATTATAATAATATTTTAAGTGTTAAAGATTCAAAAGGTATTAATATTCAAGGAATACCAAATTCAAAGGTTGATGACAAATTCGTTAATATAATAATGAAAATCTGTAATAATGAAGATATTAATAATAATGATGTTCTTGAATTAACCGATAAAGACGCTATTTTATTTAGTGTATTAATGAATAAATCAGGATTAAAAAAGAAATATAATATAGATAATACCAAATCTATTAAAGCGTTAAAAGATCGTTTAGCACTAGTTGAGGGTCAAATGTTAGCAGGAAATACAAACGATGAAATAAAAACGGAACTTTACGATATTGTATTTAAATTAGCACAACTAGGGGCAACGAGTCTATCAGTTGCTAGAAAATACTTTAAAGATACCGAAAAATTAATGTTTTAAAATTAATTTCTAAATAATAATATATAAAAAAATGTATTCTCCAGTTAAAATTCATAAATTAAGTGCAACACAAAAACGGAAACTAAAAAAAGGCGATAAAGTAATTATTAAATTTGGTAATGACGAAGAAATTAAATTATCACCTGAACAGGCTAAGAAATTTGAAAGAAAATCAAAAGTTGGTTCTGGTTTAACTATTCAACTTGACCCATATCAACAAATGGAAATGAGCGGAAAAGGTATGCAAACTGCTGGTATGTGTTGTAGTGAATGCGGTGCTGAGATTGAAATTGATGGTGGTAGTATTATTGGTAAAATTAAACGTGCTGGAATTGGTAAAAAAATAATCAAATTTGCGAAAGATACTAAATTAGCTAAACGTGTCGGTAATGCCTTGATTGAACGAGCTGTCAAGACGATTGCGGGTGCTGGTGTTGAAACTGTTGAAAAGAAGAAAAGAGGTCGTCCTCGTAAAATTCCAACTGGTGGTGCCCTTATGCCCGCCGGTGGTGCGCTGTTTCCCGCAGGAATAAATAGACTATAAAATTGGTTATTAATATTATTATATATTTTATAATAATATGAATAGAATTAGTTATTTTAACAGGATATGACATTTTGTTGATTTTGTTTTTTTGATTCTCTATATTGTTTAGCTTTTTCTTTAAGTTTTTCTTTATTAGCTTCTCTATATTTTTTCGTTCGTTCTGCAATTATTTCTTTATTAACTTCTCTGCACTGTTTAGCTTTTTCTTTAAGTTTTTCTTTATTAGCTTCTCTATATTTTTTATTATATTCATTTTTGATTTCTGCAATTTTTTCTTTATTATTTTTTCTATATTGTTTCTGTTGTTCTACTATTTTTAATTTATTAGCTTCATAATATTCTTGTTGTGTTCGATTAGGTAAATTAGAATTTAATGATGAATTTAATAATTCATAATGATAACGTTCTTTTGCGTGTGCTTCATTACTGTCATTACAGTTGTATTTCTCAATCTCAATCATCGTAAAATTATCCCATCCACCATTATCCCTTATTGTTTGATAAACTTTAAAATTATAAGCTTTTGATTTTTCATTATTACAATCTGATTTATGCCGTCCCTTCCGTCTAATAAAATCAGTAGTTGAACCAACATAAACATCAGTAATATTTAAATCATTACATACTATTTTATAGATAATAGTTTTTGAATAATCAATTGGTAATCTCGGCATTTAATATTATAATATACTAATTCTTTAAACGTTTTTATTAAAATTTATTAAAATTTATTAATTTTTTCCAGGTGATAAAAACCAATTATAGGTTTCTTTAGAAACCATATATGACATATTGTCTATTAATATTATTATCTATTGTATAATAATATGAATAAAAATATAACTTCAAATACTGAATTAATAGATATAATTAAAAACATTAATATTAATAATTTCAACGGTGTATATCCAAAAGACAAACTAAGTAAACCTTTAAAAGACGGATTCTATATAATTAATTTAGATAATAGCGACGGACCAGGCACACATTGGACAGCGTTATATAAAATAAATGACGGCTTTTCTTTGTATTACGATTCGTTCGGTTTCCCGGCACCTGAGGAAATTGAAGATTTACTACACAAATATGAATATAATAAAAAACAGATTCAAGATATTAAATCTACTAGTTGCGGTTTTTACTGTATTGCATTTATTAAATTTATGATAAATAAACAGGATAAAATGAAAGCATTCAATACATTCTGTAATTTATTTAGGACTAATACAATAGATAATGAAATTATATTACACCAGTTATTATATTGATATCATCTCCGTAAAATTATGACGAAAACGTTTCTCTTTAGGTCCTTTTAAATCTATCAAGAAAAAATTAAGTTTTTCAGCTGTAGAATATTTATAAGCATCTTTAAATTTATCTTTATCTACATCCTCTACGTTGTGATTTTTAATAATATTGTTAATACTGACATTATCATTTAATTTAAATATAATAAAATAGTTAATATTACGTATTATTGTTTTAGGAACTGACACGTAATTTTGGGCCAGTAGAAAAACAGTAAATCCAAATTTACGTCCAGCCGTTAGATATTCATTGATTTTTTGCATTTGTTTTTTATTTAGATTAATGAAATCATCAAATATTATTAACTTTTCTTTGTCTTTATATTCGTCATCAAATTCTTTTAAATCTGGTACTTCGTTAATATCTGTATATATTTCTAATTCTGGTATTTTCTGTTTTAAATATTGGTATAGTGGTTCCTCGCCTGTTGACCCAGTATATAATATTATTTTATAGAATGAATCGTTTTTAAATGCTAAAAATGACATTAAACTGTTTGTCTTGCCTGTTCCTGTTCCACCAATCGCTAAAATCATACTATTAGGTAGTATATGGTGTTTATTAAAATTCTTATCTAATTTTGTCTGTGGTGTTAATTCATCTTTTAATTTTTCATACCAATTAATGATTTTTTCTTTATTAGGTTTTTTAATAGTATTTTTTATAGGTTTCATTATATATTATATATTAGATAATATTATTAACTAAGTCGTATAATATCAATACTAGAAACTACATTTAATGTACCAGTTCCAGTAAATGTTATTACATAATCAAATGTATAAGAAGCACCACCCACAGTACGAAAAAAAGAACTTAATTGATATATTTTATTTACAAATATTACTGCAGTTCCTGTATTAATTGACATATCAGTATAACAATTTTGTATATATCCTATTGGTGTATTAGACCTATTTAAACCAAATTTTATACTTGTAAGAGTTTTAGCAGTGTTATTTGAATTCATTTTTAAACTTGACCTAAACATATAATTACCATTACTATATAAATTAGTAGAAGGTATTGATAATGATACAGTGCTACCTGATGCATACGCTGTTGTTGTAGCTGTAAGATTAGAAAGTGTATAACCCATATCTCTATCCGATAATTGTATAATTGCTGGTGGTTGTATAGGACGTGAAAATCTAATCTCTTGACCTGTCGCATTACTATCATTACTACCTATACGTATTAATTGTGCTGATGATGTATTTTTTCCTGTACCTATATTAATATCTCCAGTTCTTGAAGTTCCACCTCCTATTGTAATTATACCAGTATCCGCAACTGACGAATCATAACTATTACTTTTAATATTTGTTATTGTTAAATCTGTTATAGTTGTCGGGGTTCCTGATACATTACTTATTAAATTTGGATTCGAATAATTTATGTAATTTGATATTTGAGTAGGAATTGTAATCCACTGTGTAGTTTTTGACGTCGCATTTAATATTGATAATACCTGTCCAACTGTAGATGTTGATGTGTTATTAGGTAATGTGAAAGTTTGACCGCTTTTACCAATATTATCAATAGTAATAGAAGTTATATTTGTATCTGGTGATAGTGATTTATATATTAAAACACCCGTAAAAATATTATAATCAACGTACGAACTTATCTGGGTGGGTATTGTAAGCCATTGTGTAGTTTTTGCTGTAGCATCTAAAATTGATAATACCTGTCCAGCTGTAGATGTTGAAGTATTCGAAGGTAAAACAAAATTTTGTGGACTTGAACCGCCTATAGAAGTGCAAGTTAATGCTTTACAATTTATTTCACCTAATGAATTAATTGTTGCATTTATAGTCGAAGATGTAAAATCTTTGATAGTATATTCTGTACATTCAATTGCACCTCTAAAAGAAAATAAACCAAAAAGACCATTTATAGAACCTCTAAAGCTATTATCAGATGAATTTCTTATATCTAAATTATAACAAGATAAACCTGATACACCATTTAATGTTAATGTCGTTCCTGTCATTATTCCTGTATTTGAAATTGTTGCAACATCAACATTAGACGTATTTTTTATTACTAAACCACGCGATTGTAGATTTCCAGTTGTAGAAATTAACCCAGTTGAACTTATCGATCCTGCAGTTAATAAATTTGTACTTGTTATTGTATTACCTGTTATTAATCCTGTTGTATTTATTATTGCACTATTCATTGTACCAGTTGTAGAAATTAACCCAGTTGAACTTATCGATCCTGCAGTTAATAAATTTGTACTTGTTATTGTATTACCTGTTATTAATCCTGTAGTATTTATTATTGCACTATTCATTGTTCCAGTTGTAGAAATTAACCCAGTTGAACTTATCGATCCTGCAGTTAATAAATTTGTACTTGTTATTGTATTACCTGTTATTAATCCTGTTGTATTTATTGTCGATGAATTCATTGAAGTATTAGATCTAATTGAACCAGCAGTTATTAATCCTGAAGTATTTATTATTGCACTATTCATTGTTCCAGTTGTAGAAATTAACCCAGTTGAACTTATCGATCCTGCAGTTAATAAATTTGTACTTGTTATTGTATTACCTGTTATTAATCCTGTTGTATTTAT